TTCAATTTTTTGATTTATCAAATAATTCTATAAATAGAAATTTTAACTTTAGTGCGGTAGGATTTGGAAAAGGTGTTTAACAGATGACTAGACCAAATAGCACAACAAAAGAGTCTAATAATAATTATGAACCAGCCAACGGCACTGGTGCGTCTGTCAGAGCAGCCATAAAAGATATTTTTGGCGCATTGAGAACTCTTAATGCAGGGAGTGGAGATCCAAGTGGCGCGGCTAACTTAGCGGCTTATCAACCTCATATTGATTCTGATACAAATTTACTTAAAATCCGTAACGGTGGAAATAGTGCTTTTGTCACTTTAGGAAATGTAAGTCAAACTAATTTTGGTCATGCAGCTTTATCAGGTGCGACTTTTACTGGCTCAGTGATTCACAACTATACAGGTGCATTGAGATTACCTGTGGGAACAACAGGGCAAAGACCCTCAAGCCCCAGTCAGGGTGACATAAGATTTAACACCAGCACAAATGAAGCTGAAATTTTTAATGGAACTTCTTTCACTGAAGTTGGTAGCGGGGCGGGTGCAACTGGTGGTGGTAACGATCAGGTGTTTTTTGAAAACGATCAAGTTGCAACAACAAATTATACAATTACTACAAATAAACACGCGCATTCAGTTTCGCCAACAATTAGTTCTGGTGTAACTATAACTGTGCCAACTGGTGCAATCCTCGTTATTCTTTAATTATGGCTTTAACATTTAACGGAACAACTGGTATTTCTGGAGTTGACGGTTCAGCTTCTGCTTCATCATACAGAGGTACAGACTCAAATACTGGTCTGTCGTTTGCTGCTGATACTGTAAACATTAATACAGCTGGATTAACCAGAACACAAATTGACAGCAGTGGAAACTTCAATGCTCTTAACAGAGTAAGGGCGGGTTCATCTGGACTAGGTACAACCCCAGCTTCTTCCAGTTGGGCTACTAATACAGCAGTTTCAATAATTGGTAATTTTGGCGGTGGTTTATCCATTAATGATAATGGGAGTGCTGGTTATATTCACTATGTAGCAACTGCGGGTACAGAATATAGTATTGCTCAAGCTTCGGTAGGAGCAACACCATCAACAGCTATAAAAATAAAAAAAGGTAGTTCAAATTTCAGATTTAATATTCAAGCTGGATCTGATGGATTTAATGCAACTGATTATGGATTTCAATTTCGTGCTAATGAAGAATCGTATGGTTTTATTAATAATGCAATTTCAGTTATAACTTTAGGCAGACAAAATGACGGTGATTGCATGAGATTTTTTAAGCAATCAAGTCACAGGGGTTTTATCAGAGTAGAGACAACAGGTGGTTGTATTTTTGGAAATTTATCAGATTATCGTCTCAAAGAAAATATAGTTGATTTAACAAATGCTATAACAAGGCTTAAAGATTTAAAACCAAGAAGGTTTAATTGGATTGATGATGAAACTAATACAACAATAGATGGATTTATTGCTCATGAAGTAACAGCAGTTCCCGAAGCTACTACAGGAGAAAAAGACGCTGTTGACTCTGATAATAAACCTGTTTATCAAGGTATGGATAATGCAAAATTAGTTCCATTACTTACCGCTGCATTAAAAGAAGCGGTAGGCAAAATAGAGGTATTGGAAACTAAAGTCGCTGCTTTGGAGGCTGCATAAATGTCAAAAATCAAGCTTAACGCTGCGTCTGGTGGAGGTTCAGTTGCTTTTGAAGGGCCTAGTAATTTAAATTCAGACAAAATTTTTAACTTTGGTTCTGCTGGTGAATTATTAGTTGGAACTACCAATAATTCTCTGGAAGGTGCAACGTCTGGACAAGGTGTTAAATTAGCACACACAGGTAGAATGCTTGAGGTTGCTAGTAGCTCACAGCCAGCAGCAAGTTTTAACAGAACTGGTGATGATGGCACAATATTTAGAATTTTTGGACAAGGCTCTTTAGAGGGGACTATAAGTGTTTCTGGTTCGACACTTTCATTAAATGGAGGCCATCTAAGTAGATGGTCACAAATCAAAGGGCTTTCACAGACTGACAAATCAAAAAGACCGACAATATATCAAGGAACTGTGATGAGTAATTTAGATGATTTATGTGTTTGGGAAGGGGAAGAAAATCAGCAACTTAATATGACAAAAATATCTGAAGTTGAAGGTGATAAAGATGTTGCTGGAGTATTTTATACATGGGATGATGATGATGACAAAATAGTTAATGATTTTTATGTTGCAATGACAGGCGATATGGTAATTAGAATTGCAGCTACTACAACAGTTGCTAGAGGCGATTTGCTTATATCAGCGGGTGATGGAACTGCAAAGCCACAAGCAGATGATATTGTAAGAAGTTCTACTATTGCTAAAATAATTTCAACGACTTCTACAGCTACTTACGCTGATGGAAGTAAAGCATACCCTTGTGTTTTGATGGCGTGTTAAAAATATGAGTATTTTAAAAGTCAACACTATTCAAAATACATCTTCGGCTCATAGTTCAACACCAGAACAAATTGCAAAAGGTAGAGCAAAAGTTTGGGCAAGCGTAGGTAATAACAGTGGAATTATTGAAATAAATGATAGTTACAATCTTTCGTCAGTTACTGATAACGATCAAGGAGACTACTCTTTAAATTTTTCAACATCAATGTCAAATAAAAATTATTGCATTGTCGGAATGTCTGATGCTTCAATTACTGAAAAAACTAATAACAGGACAGCTGAAGGTTTTAGGTTTTCTTGTTTGTCATCACGCATGAGTATTGCTGTTTTTGGTGACATATAATTTTTGAGATATAATAAAACAAAAAACTATGGCAAAAAAATCAGATACAAGATTTATTTATGAAAGTGATAACGGAGGTATTTGTATTGTCACCCCAGCAGATAATTGTGATTTGACTCTTGAACAAATAAAAGCCAAAGATTGCCCTAGCGGAAAGGCGGTCTATACTGTAGATAAATCTAAAATTCCTACAGATAGAAGTTTTAGAGGTGCTTGGACTTATTCGGAGTAAAAAATGGGATTTGGCATAGATATGGCAAAAGCCAGAGAAATTCATAAAACAAATATAAGGCTTGCTAGAACTTCAAAATTTGCAGAGCTTGATATTGAATTTCAAAAAGCACTTGAAACAGGTGCAAGCACCACAGAAATTGTTGCCAAGAAAAAGGCATTAAGAGATGCGCCAGCAGATTCTGGAATTTCCGCTGCAAGTGACACAGATGCTTTAAAAGCACAATGGAAAACTGATATACTAGGCTCATCACCATATAACTAATGGCAATAATAGCTGGCACATACGATTTCACTGTTCAGAGGCGGTCAGATCATGCCGAACTATTTAGGATAACAGATAGCAATGACGCAGCGGTCAATTTAAATGGATTTACTATAGCTGCACAAGCTTGGAACAAAGAAAGAACAGGCAAATTTGCAGATTTTACAGTGGCATATACAAACAGATCAAATGGAGAATTTGAAATTAGTTTATCTGATGTGCAAACTACACAATTTACACCAAATGAACTTTCTTATGACGTTTTGCTTTTAAATCCAAGCGGGAAGCGTGAATATTATATTGAGGGTACTATATTTGTAAGTGAAGGCTATACCACAATATGAGCAACATTAATGTCACTCAAAATAAAAACACCGTTACTGTTAATGGTGAGACAAGAGTTGTAACTGTCAAAACAACAGGGCCACAAGGCCCAAGTTTTGCTCAATCTGGCACTATAATGAACGATTCTGCAAAGGTTGATGGTTCTGTGGTGTTTTTCGATTCATCTAGTGGTACATTTAAAGCAGACAGCACAACCACAAAACTCACACTTGTCAATGGAGGTAATTTTTAGGTCATGTCTAATACTATAAGAATTAAAAAAAGAGCAGCCTCTGGCAGTGCGGGTGCGCCATCTAGTTTATCTCCATCAGAACTAGCTTTTAATGAAGCTGATTTAAAATTATATTATGGTTTTGGTGACAATGGATCTACCCCACCCTCTGCAAGTTCAATTATTACTGTTGGTGGTGCTGGAGCATTTTTTAACAAGACAGATACAAGAACAGCAAATACTGTTTTATCAGGGCCTACAAGTGGATCTGCGGCGGCTCCCACGTTTAGAGCTTTAGTTGCTGGAGATTTATTAAAATTAAATGAATTTACTGCACCTGATGGAAGTGTAAGTCTTAACAGTCAAAAGATTACAAACTTAGCTACACCAACTGCTGACGGTGACGCAGCAAGTAAGTCATATGTTGACGGTGTGAGTCAAGGATTAGATATTAAAGAAGGTGTAAGAGTAGCTACAACTGGAAATATTACCTTATCTGGAACTCAAACTATTGATGGCGTTGCTGTTAGTGCTGATGAAAGAGTGCTTGTTAAAAATCAAAACACAGCATCAGAAAACGGACTGTATCTTTGCAAGGCAAGCTCATGGGTCAGGACTGATGACTTAGCAGCGGGTTCAGATGCGTCATCTGTATTTGTTTTTGTAGATCGTGGAAGTGTTAACGCTGATAATGGGTTTGTGTGTAGTACAAATAAGGGATCAGCGGTTGTAGGAACTAATAATCTTACTTTTGTACAATTTTCGGGCGCGGGTCAAATTACGGCATCTGACGGCCTCTCTAAATCTGGAAACACTTTATCCGTTGATCTTAAATCTAATGGTGGTTTGGTTATTGAATCAACTGAACTTGCTTTAAAACTTGATGCTAGTTCTATTACAGGTACTTTAGCCATTTCTGACGGTGGTACAGGTGCGACCTCAGCATCAGCGGCAAGAACAGCTTTAGGTTTAGTGATCGGCACTGACGTTGAACCACATAGCGATAAGTTAACAGAGCTTGCAACAATGGGTCAGACAACAGCAAATGCTCTTGCTGATTTGTCAGAGGCTGAAGTACAAATTCTTGACGGAGCAACCGTAACGACCAGCGAATTGAACGTCATGGACGGCGGTACATCTGCAACATCAACGACTTTAGCAACAGCAGATCGCATGGTAATCAACGATAATTCCGTAATGAAGCAAGTGGCTCTCTCAGACCTTGTGACATTTCTTGAGGACGGTGCTACTTCTGGTTTTGATATTAATGGCGGCACATATTGAACGCTAACTATTAGGGAGGTGAATCAATGGCAAATACAATCAAACTTAAAAATGCCTCTGGAAGCGACCCAAGTGCTAGTGATTTAGTTGTCGGAGAAGTTGCATTAAGAACCGATAATGCTGCATTATTTACAAAAAAAGATGACGGCTCAGTTGCACAAATAGGTGCTTCTGGTGTACCTGATGGAGATAAAGGAGATATTACTGTCAGCAATAGCGGTGCAACTTTTACTATTGATAGCGGTGTAATTGATAACGCAAATGTAGCTTCAAACGCAGCGATAGCAGGGTCAAAGATTTCTCCTACATTTACATCAGATTTAACTGTTGAACACACTGGAAACCCAACAATAAAAATACATGATACATCTGGGGATAATCAATGCAAACTACAATATGAAACTGATAATTTTAATTGGGTTGCTGGATTACATGGAGGTATAAATACATATAAAATTTCAAAAAGTAACGCTTTTGGAACTAATGATTATTTTCAAATAGATGGCAATGGAACTGTCGATATAGCTAATAATTTAGACGTTGGTGCAGGTCTTGATGTAACTGGGAATATTACAGTAACAGGAACAGTAGATGGTCGTGATCTCGCTACTGATGGATCAAAGCTAGACGGCATTGCGTCTGGTGCAACTAATGTCACTAACACTAATCAGCTAACGAATGGTGCTGGGTTTATTACTGCAACTCTTACTAACGAAGAAGTCCAAGATATTGTCGGAGGTATGGTTACTGGAAATACAGAGTCAGGAATAACAGTTACCTACCAAGATTCAGATGGAACTTTAGACTTTACAGTTGGAACACTTAACCAAAACACGACTGGAAACGCTGCGACAGCCACAAAACTTGCTACTGCACGAACCATAGCTGGAGTTTCTTTTGATGGATCAGCAAACATTTCTCTTAACAATAACGCAATAACAAACGGAGCAGGGTATATAACATCTGCTGATGGCGGTAATGCAGCAACCCTAGATGGTATTGATTCAAGTCAATTTGTGCGGTCAGATGCAAGTGATACTTTAACAGGTGCTACTTATACATTTAACTCAAGTACAGCTGAAAAAATAGTATTACAAGGTGCAAGTAGCCCTTTCATAAGATTTAAAGAAGGAACTACAAATAAGGCATATATTCAATGGAACTCTAATGGTTTTTTTGATCTTATAAATCAAGAAACAAATGAAGGACTAAGAATAGGAAGTGGTTCTAATGGTCTGCAATATCGTCTTGATGCAAGCTATTATACTGTGTGGCATTCAGCCAATGACGGCTCAGGTTCTGGGCTAGATAGCGATACTGTAGATGGTATTCAAGCCTCTAGTTTTCTAAGATCAGATGCCTCAGATACTTGTTCTGGAGCTATAACTTTTTCTGCTGACTGTTCTTTTTCTGGGGGTGGTGGGGCAGTTTCAATAACCGCTAATAGTGATATTTCTCTAGCAAGTGGAAGCTGGACAGGTAATCATACAAAAATTCAACATCATTCAAATGCCTTGTATATTGTGGGAGGTAGTGCTGGTATTTACTTTAGAGAAGGTGGTACAGATAGAGCGTTAATAGACGGCAGTGGACATTTTAGACCATCAACTAATAACACTTATAATTTAGGAACATCATCTGTACGCTGGGCAAACGTCTTTACTAATGACCTAAGTTTATCTAATGAGGGTAGTAAAAATGATGTTGACGCAACTTGGGGCAGTTATACTATACAGGAAGGACACCATGACTTATTCTTGATTAACAAGCGAACAGGTAAAAAATACAAATTTAATTTAACGGAGGTTAACTAATGGCTTTTCATGGTTCTACTACTGGCCTTACTGGTGTAAATGATGTTGTATCTACTAGTAGAGTGCATACAACAACAGATCGGCATTTAACTGGCAGTTTTGTTGACCACATAACATCTGGTAATCATGTTGTGCCATCTGGCTATAGAGGTTTAATTCTTGCATTTGGTTTTTGTGGTGGTTTAGAAGAACTTAATTTAGGTCAAGTTGCTTTTAGAATTAGATTAACAGGTAGTAGTTCATCAAATCCTACAGAGGCAAAAGGTCATCAAGGCTACCAAGATTTTGATGGCGGTGATATAACAGACTTTCAAGCTTTTGATGTAGGTAACGGAACTTATCAAGTTAGATTACAGGCAAGAGAATCATTAGGTGCAGTAGTTATTAATAACAGACAGCAAAAAGACCTTTTATTTTCAACTTGTTTGACTTATAGAGCATAAAATGAAATCAATTAGATTAAGACAAGACGGCACTTTATCACTTTATGAAGTGATGCGTTATAAGTATATGGGTAAAGGCTGGGCTATTGAATATGCTGATTCAGAGGGTAATTATGGTGAAGGAGATCCACTTACAGGGGCAGAAAGGCTTATATGGGAAGATGAAGGTGAGGCTCCAGTACAAGCAGATTTAGAAGCTGAAAAACCAGCAATAAAAAATATTTTAGGTTTTGAACAATTACGTTATCAAAGAGATAAAAAATTAGCTGAAACTGATTGGGTAGTAACCAAAGCTAACGAAACAGGTATTGCAGAGTCAAATGAATGGAAAACTTATAGACAGGCATTAAGAGATTTACCCTCAAATACAACCGACCCTTTTAACCCAACATGGCCAACAAAACCCTCTTAAGTTATATTTAGTTAAAAACAATGAAAAGTATCACAGAAAAACAAATTCTTGAGTGGCAAGAAGAACTTAAAACACATAAAGAAAGACTTAATCAAGCACAAGTTGTCTTAGAACAAGAATCAAAATTTATTTCAATGATCGAAGGCGGTATTCAGTTTGGGGAGATGTTGTTGAAAAAGAACGAGTCATCAAACCAGCCAACAGGTACAGTGGAGCTAGACCCAAAACTAGAGCCAAAGTCATCAAAGTCAAAGGGGCAGCCAACTTAAGCAATACTTCTTTTAACATAAAATGCTAGATCGTATTATAAAAATTATTTCTATTCTGTCATTTTTAATGTCAGTTTCAATGGCAGCTTTTGGATATGTAGCAATTCGCTATATGCAAAGCCCAGAATTTGAAAGAACATTAAAGAACAAAATTATGGGAAGTCTGGAAGATAAATTACCAGATGTGATGGGAGATAAGATACCAGATTTTACAGGGCCATCTGTACAGCTACCAGAAAAAAAAAATTAAACCAAAATAATGACCCTAATAAAGAGTTTTGGGACTACATTGAGCAAAGGAATAGAGAATATATAGAATGGGAAACTGAAGGAAAATGGAAATAATTGAAATTCCAAAAATTGAAATACCACAGATACAGATAAAAGAAATATTTATTCCCAGAACAAGAACATGGGAACAATATCCAACAACTTTAGATATTATTGATAAACCAAAGCTTGATTATCCTGTTGTAAGTTACCCAAGTTATGAGGCTTTAGAATATTTGCCTGATAAATTTATCCCAACAGATCCAATTAAACAACCAGAACAACCGCAACCAGATATACCGCAGCCGCCAGAATATAAACCTCAAGTCAAAAAAGATAAAGAGTTCTTTGTCAAATGCCCTAATGAAGATAATATTCCAGTAGGAAGTTACCCTAATGATTTGAAGTTACAAGTCGTTATCGGTCATTCTGTAAAAGATGGTAAGTGTTATGAAATCTACAGAGATTCAACCTTTATTGAGAAATGGATACCTAGCACTCCTATTCTTGTTAATACTTCAATTATTGCTGTTACTGCGGCTAGTTCACCCATCATAGCCAATTTGCTCAAGAACCTCATCAAGACTGCTATTAAGCGTCTGTCCAAATCTAAGGATAAATCAAAGGTACAAACATAAGCAAAGAGATCCAAAGGCCCTTTGTAGGCCATTCTGAGTGGAGCAAAATCACTTATTTAGCTCAATTTTATGTGTATGAGGGATAACTTGGTTTTTTGGCGGTGTACTTATGATGTCTGAGCAAAGGTCAAAGTACTCAGATTTTGGAGAATACTCAGCACCACTGACTCTCAGTTCATGGCAATTTTTAAGCCTTGCTAATTCATAGTTCAATCTGGCTGTCGATAATTGTTGCCGCATTATCTTCTCCTGAGTAGTCGCACTTTTGAGGCAAGCATTTTGAAAACGTCTATCAAGTGGAACAGATATTGTGGCTGCTATACCAAAATTAAAAGAAGTGGCATCTTTATTACCGCTGTAATTTTCTCTATAAAATAAAATTTCACCCGCATTTGTAAGGTTGCCGTCATCATCTGTTGCTTCGTTATAGACTGGTGTATGGAAAATGTAGTCTTGAGGACGCTTTACTGAAACTGATGTTGTAGCAAATGGGCTAATTGATAATGTAGCTCCAGAACATTGAATACCATTACCATAAGAATTTTCTGTCATAGGCCCCGTTAATACTTGGGTTGCGAAATTCGATACGCTTGAACTTGTATTCGACTGAGGATTGGCTATTGTCGAGGTGTTGGCGTAACTAGGTAAACAAGAAAAAAGGGTTATTAGTTGGAAAAGATAATAGTAGTGTCTGTGACTATTTCTGACTGAACTGTTCTTGTTATGTCGATTATTGATTCCAATGAAGGGCCTTTGTAAAACTCTGAAAACTGAAAGCTTTGCGAGGTTTGCTGCCAGTTTGGTTTTTGATCCATATTCAAGCCTGTCCATTCGTAGGTAGTTCCATTTATGGTTTCAGTGACAGTTGCATTAGGCATAGAAATTGTGTCGCAATTTCCGCATGAAATACCAGAACCAGTGACACTGTAGGTATAACCAGAATTGTAGCGAACTTCTCGGATATTTTCTGTCAAATTATTTGTGGTGACGCTTCGGGATGTACTTGTCGCACTTGTAAAATTTGGCACAACAGGCACTGCATAAGCTGGACTAATAAAAAATATAATCGGCAGATATTTCCACATTAATCAACAGTTAAGTCTGTAACGAATTGACCAGTTAGAACAACCCCTGTTCCTGTTCCACCTGTTAAGGACATTGTGTGATGATCTAAAGTGACGGCTGCTGTGCCTACTGAACCAGCGGCAGTTGAGGTCAAATCACTGAAGTTTCCTACTGTTCCGACAGTTGGTGCTGATCCAGCAGTAGCATCACCCTCAAGGTATGACTGAGTAAAGCTGAAAGTTTCACCAGCAGTGGTTTGTGTTGCACTTGGCATAGTTACTGCGGGAACTCCATTCGTAACAGATCCAAAGCCACCCACACTTGCAGCGTCCCCGCTTGTAGTTGTGATATTTGTGCCACTTATGCTGTAAGAAGAGCCGATTTTGTCGGCTGAAGTCGCGGCACTGAGACTTTCTAATTTGACTGATGAGGTTATTGTACTCTGAATATCAGAGTAAGCAGCTGATGGAATACAGAGTGCAGCCAGTAATAAGAGCTTTTTCATTTGATACCAACTTTATTATTCTTATTATCTACTATAACTGGTTTTTTTTGGTTGCCATTCTTACCTTTCACAGACACGCCATAGCTGCTTGCTATGTTCCCCACGAGGCCAGCCGCGAAAGTGTCTAGCCTTATTCTTTCCATGTATCCAAGAGTCATCACTGATAAGCTCCACCCAAGAATAATAATGCGAACAAAATGTCCAACATAATCTCGACTATCCTTTTCTTCTTCTTCCATAAGATTAAGGTTTCTTGTTTAATACTGGCATATTAGCTATGTTTGGAAAAACAAACAAATCATGTCTAAATTTCTAATAAACCTATTCATCAGATTCGGTAAGAGTGAAAGTTTACGCAAAGCGGCTTTGAATTTACTAAAAGATTTAGCCTCAAAATCAGATAATGATGTTGATGACGCAATAGTAAAGATGATTGAAGAAAAACTATTTCCAGTCAAGTGATGGATATTATCAAGGCTCTTACATCTACTTACAGCCTTGAGGGTGAGTTTGAGGTGCAAAAGTCTATAAAATTTATTGAAAAACTGGAGGATATTGAACTACTTAAGCCTTATGCAATCAAACTACTTAAAACAAATGCAAAGCAAGCTCACTTTGTAAGCACTTCACTTGAAGTCATAGCATCACAGCAAGCCTACGTTTATAAGCTAGAAAAACGATTGAGCAAGAAAAAAGCGACCTTTTGGGATCGCTTAAGGTATATAATATTTGGGAAAAAGTAGAGGTCTTACAGACTTTTTATCGCTTACTACTGGCAATTAGTCAGGCCATTTAACCTGTTGCCGACCAGCAGTCCTCGAAGGGAACTCATTATCTTTTCGTAAAGTTGAACCAAAGAACAGAAACGGCAAAATGTTCTCAAAATTACAAAAGAGCAGCTTTTGACCACAACGTAAAAAAGGTCATCATGCCTCTACTTATGGGACTAAATCTTTTTCTGTTATATCAAACCACATAGCTGTTTCAACAACCTTGCCATTGAGTTCATCTGCTCTTGTGACCTCACAGTACTCATAAAGTTTGTCTGTTTCTGGTTCATAAAAGATTTGCCCGACATAAGGGTTAACAGGAAAAGAAAT